AGAAGTTGTTGAGGAGATCTGACACGCTCTGCCTGGTGCGCAGCCAGTTATTGACGTATGGCTCCGCGAGTTGCGAAAGGCTCATCCCTGAGAAGTTGAACGCGGGCTTGAAGATGTCGGGCACTTCGCGGGTGACGGTGACGATTACCCGCGATTCGTCCCAATGCTCCCCCATCACCCACCAGCTATCCGGCCTGTAGAAGTTTGGGCTGGAAGGTGTCAGAGAGTTGTACATCAGCGGGGTTGTCCAAATCGGGTCAACGTTTTTGAATCCAATCAGGCTGTCTTTCTTGACTGTGCGTGGGTCGATGATGAGCGGCGTCTTTAGGTCCGCGCCCTTGATGTTGATGAGAATTTGCCCCGTCCCATAGAAGGCGTCATGCTCGGCAGCCTTGCGGATAATACCCTGGATTTCGAGCGCAGTGAACGCCTGCTCAATCTCGGTAATCTTTTTCTTGGTCGATTCATCCTCGGTATCTGTGCTGTTGAATTTAATCCACTTACGCGTAAGTTCCGTGGCCAGTGCCGTAGCCATGTTGCGATATTCCGAGCGCAAAGCCAACAGCATTAGGTATGGATACCCGGGGAACCCCTCGATGTTGCTGTAGGCGTAGAGCTGAGATCCGAACTCAGCGCCGGGCATGGCGTCCATTGCCAGCTTCGTATCCGTCTCTACTTGCGCTTTGTGCCCCGCCGGAACCACGCCAGGGAGGAAGATGGGAGGCCTGATTGGAAAGTGCGGGCGCTCTGGCTCTTCCATTGCGCGATGAAGGGCAGCATGGATACCGGAACTAGTAGGAACCGCTTTCGCTGGACGCCCTGCGTTTTCTCGTTTTCCACCGCTCGGCATTTTGATTTCCTTTGAATTTCTCGTGCTGATTCAAAATAGCACTATCGGACCAAAACCCCAAAGCGAGTATGCACCAGTTCCCGCATCTCGTCCCGCGTAAAGTAGCCGTCTGCGAAGAAATCGCCCATCTTTGTCCAGCCGTTGCGGTAGTCAAACTGTGATGCTCTGCGCCAAGAGGGGAAGCTGCTGCGCAATCCGTCCATCAGATAAAGGTTCGCCCGGCTGTACATGACCGGATCAGGTTGGGCGAGCACTTCTTCCGCGGACCGGCGTTTTCTCATCTATCGCCCCATCGCTGCCTTAATAACTGCGTCAGAAATGTTGAGCCGCGATGTCGTTGTAGGCGCAAAAGCCATGACGAACGCGTCTGCCAAGTTGGGCGACGGCACCGGCCCACCAGGGCGCGTGCTCTTGGCAAGGTCTTCTTTGCTCTCCACCTTGACCCGTCCGTTGCGGTCGAAGTCTCGCTTCGGAGTGGACAGTTCGGTCTTCAGCTTCTCCAAGTGCGGCATGTCTCCTGAAATCGAGATCAGTTCATCGTCCTCGAACTTCTCTCCTCGATTGATGGCATTGTACGTGTTGCGGAACCTGTCCGCTATTCCCCACCACGTCTGCGCCTTGAGGTTGGCGAAGAAGTCCTTGTTCTTGATCTTGTCCTGCCGGTCGCTCACGTAGTACTCCTCAGGCCGCTCGACCGCCGCCCCGGCATTGAACTTGGCGTAGTTGATCCGCAAATGCTTGTCCCGAACCTGATTCAGTTCATCGAACTTCGCGCCTGCACTTGCTCCCACGCCGATGCAATCATAGCGTATCTCTGCCGCCCTCTCAGAGGCATTCAGGAATGTTCGAGAGCAGGACTTGAGCAACTCATCCTCCTTCGCCCGCCACTCCTCGCACCAGAGCGCCACACTGCCATGAGCGTAGACATTCGCAGAGGCATCCTCACCATCGTCTGCCACGTCAAAGCCGATGATCTTCCGCCCAGCCGCCTCAAATCCTAGCTTGAGATGCGCATCTATAGCCGCCTCAATCCAACTGCGCTTTATGACCGCTCCCTCTGTATCCTCTTTGGGGTTGCCCAGGTAGATGTGCTGATAATCCTCTTCAGACTCAGATTTGCACCGCTCGATCATCTGCCGGGCCGTGTCAGAGAGGAATGGATTCTCATCAAAGTTTATCTTGCGCTTTATATAATGCTCGGGAGTGTTGACCACAAGTCGCTGATAAATAAAGTCAGTAGCGTACTGCGGATTGAAGATGGCCCATATCTGCGATCCCTCTTTGCGGACGGTTGGCTCTACCGTGTCCCACTGCTCTTTCGTGAGAAACTGAGCCTCTTCAATCCACCACACATCCACATCTTCAAGCGACTTGATTTCAGCTAAGTTTCTAGCCAACCCATAGAAAACAAAGTTGCTTCCTGTCTGCTTGTGGATGATGGAATTGTCAGTGATGTCGAAGTCGCCGCGCAGGCCGAACCGATCAATCTGAATCTTCAGGAGCGTATACACGCTTTCGGCTATTTTATTCTGGAACATACGGGTGCAAAGGAAGCGCACGCGGAAGTTGGACGCCAGGAAGATGGCGAAGCCCGCCGCATCCCAGGACTTTGAGCTGATGCGCCCACCGTACAGCACCCGACCTCGAGCTGGCGCTTCCCAGAAAGATTTCAGGCACGGATTTAATGTGGCAGGAATGGAGGATGTACTCATTTATCAGCAGGGTCCGCCGGTTGCTCGGCAATACGCTGCGTTGAGCTTCCTATGCGGGCAGCTTCCGCGCGCACAACTCGCGGATCCCTGGATAGATAGTTTGGCAGGTGCATTTCCGATGCCGCCCAGTTCACTCCGCACGGCAAGCACCGGATGTAGTCGCTTCGCAGCACTCTTGGTTTGTGGCAGAACGGGCACGGCGGCTCCGTTCCCGCTTCGTTCAGACGGTCTTTCCGGTTCAACTCCTGATCTTCGTATGTCAGCACTGTTCCACCTCCGGGAGTGGCACTTTGCGCAGTGTGACGGATAAACACAGCCCTTGAGCCATGCATGTTTACATTCGTCACACTTCCACGCTTGTACCGTTATCTCCATGTGCCTATTGTATACGGGGTGTGACCAATGTAAACACTATTCTTTCTTGGGTGTCGCCGCATAGAAGTCAGCCAGCGTGCGCACTTGGATAGGACCCCCGTCCTTGCCGGTGATCTCCGTGCGATCCGTGAACAGTTTCAGGTACTTGCCCAGCAATTCAAGGCTTGCCCGCTTATCGGTCAGCTTGTACTTCTTCAGCAGGCCGTATGCGTGCTTCTCATCTCCTGTGCCTTCAAAGAGTTCCACGAATTCAAAGCCCGCTACCGCCATAGCCGTTCCATCGTCAAGCTCATGCAGTTGCTTGGGGCTTCCGTCTGGCTCGAACAGTTTGCGTGGATCAAAGAATGCCAGCTTTGCAATCTCTTCAAGCACTCTTTCTGCGCTAATCTCTAGTTTTCCGCACACTTTGCCTGTTTTCTTGGCGATCTCTGCACGAACCTTAGGATTACTTAGAAGCTGCGCTCCCCAACTATCAGCGCCCTTTTCGCTGTAACCTGCTTTAATTGCAGCACTTGTGGCGTTTAGGCTCACACAATACTCTGCCACGAATCGCGCTTGCCGTGCTGTGAGGCCCTCAGCCATTTACGCCGCCCTCTTCTCGGGCAAGATCAGCCACCGCTCCGACACAAGCCCGCCCGGATAGCGCACATGCACCACCAGGCTTACTCTCAGCTTGGGGATCGCTTTAGGCATTGTTCCTACCATGCGAGTATTCTAGCGCAATTCGTCTTTTTCCATTGATTTATGGCGAATATTAGGAGAAAGATTGTGCTGGCCATCACACCACACGCTATTATTCACTCTTTTCATACGTTTTCACTTGCATTACATCTTTTGATGCTGTACTCTTATCACAGATCAGCAAGGGAGGAAAACCGCAATGACAAGCCCTCACACTATCGACCCGCGCATCGAAGCCGAGGCCGCGCTATATGACATGGAAGCCCACGCCGCGCACAAGCAGGCTATTCGGTCCTGTGAAGATGATCACCGCGCCTATACTCACGTTTTCTTCGAATGGAACAAGGATTTTACCGGCTGGCGTGTCACTGGCCATGTAGCGATTGAGTATTATGGGTCGGGCTGGTTTGGCCTGATCCCTTGCGTCCCCTACCCCACTAATTGACCAACAGAGCGGTCCTTACCGCAAACGACCCCAGTTGTAGTTGTTGATAGGAGTAAGCCATGACGTCAGATTTTAGCTATCGGATTGACGGAATGTTCGCGTCGATCCTGCCCGAGAGCCCCGCTGGCCAGAAAGCAATGGGCGAAGTGATGGCGATGACAGACGGAACCGCCAAGGTATTTTCCTTTCAGCTTAACGCCCTAAAGTCCGATTTGCACCGCGCTGGTTACACTATTCGCAAACGGTCAGCGAGGAAAACATGCATCAACGCAGACCTTGAACACTTGTTCAGGTAATCGATTTTAACGGCTCGTCAGAAAATGGTGCAAAGCTTTGCACCTGAAAGGAAATCATCTCATGCTCTGGGAAATCATCGCAGTTGGAGCAATCTTAGGAATCTACCTTCTTGGCTGGGCCCTGTGGATGGCTAAAGCGCATAACGACCGCTTAAATCGTGAGTACTTTCGCAATCGCGCGGAACTCGAGGCGCTGGCGCAAAAGTACCAATGCAACCTCACCGCAGAAGAGGCGGACGAGATGATGCGCAGCAGATGGGACGGCGATTAATGGAAAATCATGACCAAGTAACCGTAAACCGCTCAATTTTGATGCGCCTCGCCAATGCGGCCGCCCGACGCGCATATGAGCAGACACAGGTGGTAGGCCCCAACAGCACCGCAGAGCATCTGTGCGCCATAGCCGTGGGCTACCTCAGCGCGGCAAGGGAGGCTCAGCGATGACTCCAGTGCAGGATCACGTAACGGTCGAGCCCGGCGAGTATGGAGGCTGGCGCATTCTGGTCGATGGAAAAGCTGCAGACTGGAACTGGGACAAAGGGGTAGCTGACCTGATGGCTGACGGCCTGCGCTACCGCCTGATGCGAGCGCTAGAAGAGGAGCAGCCATGAGCTTTGTTAGGTTTGCAACTGTCTGCGATAAGTGCCATAAGCGCAGCCAAGAATATCAAGCCTTCCCTTATTGCCGAGAATGTGGAAAGCATATTTGCTCTGATTGTCGATCCTTGGATCATGACGATCAGGAAAACGGAACCGGGATATGCGACGAGTGCGCGATAGGAGAACCGCATGAAGGCTGAATTTATCTTTCGTACTGTCAACGAAGAAAGCATGAAGTACTGCTTCGGAATCAATCTAGCTTTCGATCATACGGGCCTGATCTTCGAAGTGATGTTTCTCTTGTGGGACTTTCAAATAAACTGGCTCACCGATGAATTTTATAGGGAGCGGCCATGACGCAACCGAGGAGCCATCAACAAGTTATAGTAACTCATCCTACACAGCAAGAGTTGTATGACCGTGCTCTTGCAGCCATTAAAGCGTTAAAGCCAGATGGAATAGGGTGCAGGAATGATTTGGCTAATGATCATTGGGAGGAATTGGAGTTCTATCTCGCCGTCTTTCCGCCGACAAAGAGCGCACCGCCGACCCGTCTGGAGCGTGAGCTTGCCGAGGCACGGGCGCAGGTACTCGACTGGGAGAACCGCGAGGCCGCAATCTGTCCAGAGGATGTTGGTTTCGAGGAATTGCTCCACGTATTGCAGTCGAAGCTGGCCGCGCTGACGAAGCCGGTGAGCGCAGTGGAGTTCAAACAATTCGCGCATCCTGATGATTGGGGCGTAGATTGCACGTATATAAATGCCTGTAATGAACTGATCGCCGCTCGCGCCCAATCCACCCGCCGCAAGGCTGAGCGCAGAAAAGAGGAGAGGTAGAAATGGCACATGAATATCCTGATCCGCTGTACGACCACTCCCACGAATATCCCTATCATTGGGAGGATGTATGAGCAAATTTATGAACTGGTTTCTAGTTTTCATCTGTCGTTTCGGTGCTTTTGGGCTGATTGCTGCCAATATCGAAGCGGTTATTCTCGGGAGACTTCCCTGGGACTCAGGAAAAGAAGCGTTCGCTCTCCTTCGGGCTGCAATTCTATGGACGATAGCGGATCGTGCAGCGCAAAAGAGATTCGATGACTAACCTCTACTGCCTTCCGCCTCTGGCCATCTGCGGAGTGTTCGCGGCGGGCGTGATTCTGGGCATACTCGTAATGATGGCCGTGGACTGGGCCACGGAGAGGAGAAAGTAATGGACATCAAGAACATTTACGACGCGGTGATCTTCACCTCTGCCGCGCTAACCATCAGGGATGCGATGGATGAGGCAGTTTCTAAGAAGATAAATCTTGGGTACGCGAACCTTGGGGGCACGTACCTTCGGGGCGCGAACCTTGAGGGCGCGAACCTTGGGGGCGCGAACCTTGGGGGCACGTACCTTGAGGGCGCGAA